CTCAAGCTGTCAGTGCCGATCGAGCGCCAGGAGGTGCGGAAGTGACCAGGTATCTGGGCTACTGCCTCGCGTTCGCTGGGGCCTGCCTGCTGGCCGGCTCAGCGGTCGGCGTGGCGGACTGGGCCGCCTGCCTTCATGGCGGCGGCGGCGGCGGCTGCAGGGCCAGCAGGGCTGATGCCATGGCGGCGCTGTCCGGCGCGGCAAATGTTGCCCTTGGCGTGGCGCTGCAGGAGGGCCGGCCGTGACTAACAGCAAAGCAGAACGCATTCTGACTGCTATTGAAACTGTGCTTGTCGGCACAGCTAATGTCGGAACTCGCATCTACAGAGATAGAGCAGAAGCTGTTGCACGCAACGAATGCCCGGCAATTGTTTTTGAACCAATCACCGAAAAAGATAAAACAACGGGTACGTTGGAGCGCACCGATACTGAAATGATTGTGCGGTTCGGCATTCTAGTCAACGGCACACCCGTAAGCAAAATTGCTGATCCAATCCGCGTCAGCCTTCATTCCAGATTGATGGCCGATCCAAGCCTCGGCGGGTTGGCGCAAAGCATTTGGCCACACAAGCGTGAATACGACCCGGCACCCGGCGAAATTGGTGTTGTCGTTTGTGATTATCGTGTACTGTTCCGAACTTTACTGGAGGATGTAACCCAGTGAGCCTGCCACCACTTCCTTCAACCCCAGGCTCGTATGTGCTCAATAAAAAAGGCACTGGCTGGGATCTTCAAGAGTTCACCAAACCCGCAATTGAGGTAGCTGACAATGGCCCTGTCGAGGCGGCGCGTCCTTCTGATCAAATCCGAGACGACGTACAACACCAGCAGCAGCCCGACGGGAACTGATGCTCTCTATGTGATCAATCCCTCCGTTGTTCCATTGGATGCAACGGTTCTGGAACGTGATCTGATTGATTCCAGCTTTGGCAAGATGCGGTCACGCATTTTGGCTGCGCGGAAAATCAACATGGACTTCGGCGTTGAGTTTGCCGGTAGTGGTGCAGCCGGCACAGCTCCGAAATATGCTGCGCTGCTCAAAGCTTGCGGCATGTCCGAAGCAATTGCTACCGGCTCATCTGTCACCTACTCTGGCGCAACGCCTGCAACCGATTCGGTTACGGCAAACTTCAATGCCGATGGCAACCGCCACCTATCCACTGGGATGCGTGGCACTTTTGACCTGAAGCTTGAAACTGGTCAGCTTCCTTCCTACGCATTCAAGATGCAAGGGAACTATCAAACGCCAACCGATACGGCGCTGCCGTCTTCTACCTACAGCAACCAAGCGTCACCTGTCCATGTCAGCAGTGCCAATACCACTGCCGTTAGCGTTGCTGGCTTCAGTGCTTGCATGAGGTCGTTTGATCTCAGCCTTGGCAATAGCCTTGCTTTCCAGGATCACGCCGGTTGTGCTCCAAAAGTGATCATCACTGATCGGAACGTATCCGGGACACTGGTAATTGAACGGCCTGATGCCCTGGCTACCAAGGACTTTTATAGCCTTGCGACTGCAGGCACCACTGGCGCGGTATCATTTCAGCATGGCCAAACTGCAGGAAATATCATCACTGTTACAATGTCTACAGTCAACTTTGGTGCACCCACGTTGACTGACATTGACGGTGTGATTGGCCTGTCAATTCCCTTTGTGGCGCTTAAGTCCGCCGCTGGCCTGTCCGATGAACTCTCGATTGCTTTCACATGACCTTCATTCGTTCTACCAGTAAGTCTTACCGCTGGCCCGTCACGGTTGAAGAACCGGTAGATGGTGGCGAGTGGAAAGAGCAAGGCTTTACTGCAGTGTTCAAGCGCCTTGGCCGCAGCGAGTTCAATAAGCTCACTGAGCTTGGTGATGAAGCTGTGATTCAAGAGATCCTTGAAGGTTGGGATGACCTCAAGGAAGAAAGTGGTGAAGCTATTGCCTACACACCTGAGGCAGTAGCTGAAATGTCCAACGACACCTACTGGAGTCGTGGCGTGATCAAAGCGTATTTTGAGTTCCTGAACGGGGGTAAGGAAAAAAACTAAGCGATGCTGCTGAGCACTGGGCCGGTGTCAACGATGTAGATGATTCCGGCCTAGAAGAAGATGCAGCAGCTTTCAACTTAATCATTCCCAAAGCAGCGCCCAAGACCGTTGAAGTGTGGGATGAGAATTGGGACATTGTGATGATGTTCATACGCGTCCAGACGCAATGGAATGTCAGTGATGGCGCGTACCGTGGCCTCAGGTATGAGTGCCTAGAGTGGCTGTGTAAGGTCTATGAAGTAACCGACCAGCGGGCCATGCTTGAAGGTTTGCGAGTCATGGAAGAAGCCGCCTTAAAAGCTCTCAACACCGCCTTGGCCCCCAGTGTCTAACCAGACTTCAGAACTGAAGATCAAGGCCATAATTGAGGGGTTGGATGGCATTGAGAAGCTTAAAGGTGCGTTTCGTGGTCTTCAGCAGTCAATTGGGCCAACGGATGAGGTCATCCGGCAGGCCAGGCGCGAGATCATTGAGTTTGTAGCGGCTGGTAAAACTTCTGAGCAAGTAATCCAAGGGCAGATCAGTGCCTTTAAGGGCTTACATGCACAGGCGAAGATTGGCGGAGAAGTTTATCAGCAACTGCGCAATGATATTCGCCAGCTGCAGACTAACTTGCGCGAGGTGCAGGCTGATTTTCAAGGTGCCGCCACACAAGCGCAGACTTTTGCGCGGACGTTAAATCAAGGCATTGGCAGCTCAGCCAATACAGTCTCTAGGCAAATTTCGGTTCTTCGGCAAAACCTAAATGAGTTGCGCATTGGAAGCGAGGCATATATTCAAGCGCAGCAACGCATTCGCGAAATTGAAGCAGTCAGCAATGCTCGCACCGGCCGCAGTAATGTACTGGCTGGTAATGCGGCTTATACAAGTGCAACCCTGACAACTGGCTACGGGGCAGACGCCAATCTGCCACAAATGCCAGATACAACCGCCGCACTCAATCAGCGGTTGAATGAGCTGACCGCTGCCTACGCCAATGTTGGTCGAGGCGGAGAGCGGTATATCCAGATTGCCCGCGAGATCAGCGCTATTCAACGTCAGCTTGCGCAAGATTTTAGGGCGCAAAGTGAGCCCATGATGCAAGCCAATGCCCGTCTTGCCCAAACGCGGGCAGGCATTGCGGCATCTGGCTTTGGTGCTTTCTCGGCTGGCATTGAAGACAACATTGCGATTCAAAAATCCATTGCTCGCAATGCCCGCAAAAATCCCGTTATCCCTGATGGTCAGCTTGTTGACCAACCTCAACAAGCCAGCACCCTTTGGCAGGCAGTAGCAGAGGCGCAAAATACCAAGCTGGCCAACAGCAATCAAATGATGGGCCGCTCCTACGGAGAGGTGGCCAGTGCTATTCGTACTGCACGCGAAGCCTCGGATGGCAGCATCCGCAGCCTGCAGGCGCAACGTGAAGCATGGACGCAGCTTTCGATATCTGTTGAACATGGTACTCAAAACTACAAAAATGCGCAGCGTGAAATCAAAGCAGTAGATAAAAAGCTTGGTGAGACAAACCGCCTTGAGACTGCAGCCAAGATTGGCGGCACTGTTGCCGCTGGCGCCATTTTTGGTGGACCTGAAGGCGCGATTGGCGGCATAATCGGCGGAGTTTTGGGCGGGCAACCAGGCGCTGCCCTTGGATCAGAAATCGGCGCCACCGCTGGCATGGCGCGGCAATCCATTTCTGCAACAGCAGAATATGCCGCCACTATTGACAAGCTGAACATTGCCCTCAAAGGTGTTGCAGGCAGTCAGGCTGAATACGCACGGGCGCAAGAAGCAATCAACAGCTCGTCTACGCGATTTAACGTACCACTTGACAATGCGACTCAGAATTTTACACGACTAGCAGCATCAGTAAAAGGTGCAGGCGGCAACATTACCAATGCCAAGATTGTTTTTGATGGCATTACATCAGCCATCAAGGCGACAGGTGGTAGCACGGAGGATGCCAATGCAGCCATGCTGGCCATGTCTCAGGTGTTTAGTAAAGGCAAAGTTTCAGCCGAAGAACTTCAGGGACAACTTGGCGAAAGATTGCCAGGCGCCGTAACTGAGTTTGCCAAGGCCACTGGTCGTACTTTGCCGCAGCTACAAAAAGACCTTAAGGATGGCACGGTTGGCCTTAATGACGTAATGCAATTTGCGATTTCTATGCAAGAAAAGTATGGAACCGCAGCAGATAAAATGGCAAAATCTACTGAATCTGCTGGCGAACGAATGAAGGTTGCGTTAGATAAACTTAAGTACACGTTTGGCGAATTTTTCAAACCTGTAGGAGCTGGTTTTCAAGAGTTAACAGCAAAAGCTGCTAACTTCCTTTCGGGCCAACTTGGTGGAACTGCTAAAGATCAGATTCCCATTTTTAAGCTCTTTCAATTTTTAGTTGGCCGAGGAAACAAACAAACAACGGCAGCGCCAAATGAACCACCTCAACCGGCAGCAACTTTTGATGCTCCAGCAGGTAAAACTCCAGAACAAATTGCAAAAGAGAACGAAAAAGCAGCAGCCAAAGAGCTGGAGCAAATCATTAAATTCATAACACTAGCTCAGCAAGAATACAACACACAACTTAAAATATCAAACGATAATTTTAAGGCGCTGAACGCCAGTGCAGATTATTACAAGCAGCAGGTATCAACAACCAATCAACTTAAGCAAGCTACACTTAACGCTGATCTTGCCATCAATAATGCAGCAAAGTCGATCCTGCAGTCGCTGCTGGAGCAAACATCATCTGAAACAGATAAGATTAAAATCAAATTACAGATCAGACAAATTGACATTGAAAATGCAAAGATACAGCGGGATATTACGGTACAAAAAATTGAGCTAGAGCAGACTCTGGCAAATCTGGCTGCCACAAACGCGGAAAATGCGTACAAGTATTCACAAGCGGAATTAATAAGGTCACAAGCACTTGTTGCTCAAGCCAACGCTGCTGTTGCACAAGCGCAGGCCGCATACGAGGCTGGCGGCAAAACTACGGAATTATTGCAACTGCTACAAACTGCACAGAACACACAGCTAAATATCAGTCAAACTGCAAACGCAGCGCAAAATAAAATGGTAGAGGCGGGGTATGAAGCTAAAAAAACTCAGCTCATCGCCAAAACAACTGCGTTGATTGGAGCGCAAGAATTACGGGCTGCCAATGCTCAATTTAACGCTGCAAATTATCTGGCCAATCAATGGCCAGGCTTACCAAATGGCGCCGTACCCACTGGCGAGTATTTTAACGGTGCGCCAGTTGTAATAATCAATGGACAACGCAAGACCGGTGAAATGGACAATGGTGTCCTCAGATATGCCGGTGGCGGCTACACCGGTGATGGCCCTAGGTCTGGCGGCCTTGACGGTCAAGGTGGCTTTATGGCCATGCTTCACCCTCGGGAAACGGTGATTGATCACACACGTACCGGTGGTGCAACGCCTTCCATCACAATC